TAGATACAACAGCTTTAGCAGATAACTCAGTAGTCTCAGGAAAAATCGCAAATGGAACTATTGTTGCTGATGATATAGCCAATACAACAATTACAGGAGCAAAACTTGTTAATGACACAATTACAGCAACTCAAGTAGCTGCAAATGCAATAGGATCTTCAGAGCTTGCAGATAATGCAGTAGATACAAACGCTATAGCTAACGATGCTGTAAACAATGACAAGATTGCAACTGATGCAGTTAACGCAGATAGTATTGTTGCTGGTGGTGTAGGAGCTGCTGAACTTGCAACAGATGCAGTTACATCCGTAAAGATACAGGATAACGCTGTTACAACTGCAAAGATTGCTGATGCAGAATTAACAACTCTTGCTGGCATGCAGTCTGGTACAGCTTCTAAATTAGCTGATAGTACAGCTTTAACTGCTGATATTGCCGACCTTAACCAGATTGATGGATTAACAAAGCAAACAACTATATCTGATAGTGATGCAAGTTTTCCTACATCAGGAGCTGTTGTTGATTATGTTGCAGCACAGATAGCACCTTTAGGTGGTCTTGAAGTTATAGCAACTGAAGTAGCTTTTCCTAATACACAACCTGCTAGTGGAGTCGTTATATCTATATCTGATGCTGGAGGAGTTGTATTTAATGGTTCTGGAGTAAGTACTACAGGAAGAACTGTAGGAGGATCAACAATAACTATTAATGGTGCTCCATCTAGTTTGAATGGAGAAACATTAGCAGCTGGTGTTGGTTTAATGGTTAGTTCTACAGGCTCTAGTCAGACATATAATTACCATAAGATACTTGGAAAAGAAGATGATATTAAACAGTTATCAGATGATATTAATGACTTTGCTGCTAGATATAGAGTAGGAAGTTCTAACCCTACAAGTTCATTAGATGCTGGAGATTTATTCTTTAATACTTCTACTCAAAAGTTATTAGTTTATAACTCAACTAATAGTGCCTGGGAAGAAGCGCAATCCGTAGGTAACTTTTATATCTCTACTTTTTCTGAAAGTTTTGATGGAAGTAGAACTGCATTTACAGTTTCCAATGCACCTACAAATGCACAACAATTAATAATTTCAATAAATGGAGTCATACAGAAACCTAATTCTGGAACAGGGCAACCAAGCGAAGGGTTTACCCTTTCTGGATCTACTGTTACTTTTAGTTCTGCTGTACCTTCTGGGAGTGACTATTTCGCTGTTGTTCTTGGATCGACAGTAAATATTGGCACTCCAAGTAACAACACAGTAACAACTGCGATCTTACAAAATGGATCAGTTACTACAGCTAAGATTGCAGATGATGCAGTAACCGCAGCTAAGATCTCTAACAACGAAGACTTTACTATCAATAGTGTAACTGTTGGTAAAGGAGCAAACTCTGTTGCTGGTAATACTGTTCTCGGAGTAAATGCTTTAGATGCTGCTGTTACTGGAGGAAAAAATATAGCTATTGGCGAAGACTCATTAACAAATAATACTTCGGGTGAAAGTAATACGGCTACAGGTTACTACTCTTTAAAAGCTAATACTACTGGAGCCCACAATGTAGCGACAGGAAGAGATAGTCTGTTTGCTAATACGTCAGGTGGTAATAATACGGCTTTAGGAAGAAGTGCCTTACAAAGTAATACAACTGCTGATAACAATACGGCAGTTGGTTACAACTCATTATTATTAAACACAACTGGAACAGCAAACGTAGCAGTGGGTGTTGCAGCTTTAGATGCTAATACTACAGGAAGTTATAACAATGCTATTGGATATAATGCTTTAGGAGCAGTTACAACTGCATCTTTTAACGTAGCAACTGGAAATGGTGCTTTAAAATTAACAACAACTGGTGCAAGTAACACAGGTATCGGCTCTGGAGCTTTAGAAAATAACACAACTGCAAATGATAACACAGCAGTAGGTGCATCTGCATTACAATCAAACACAACTGGTTTTGAGAACACAGCTATTGGTAAAAGCGCATTAGCAGCAAATACAACTGGAGAGAAGAATACAGCTATAGGTAATGAAGCTTTACAATCAAATACTACAGGAGATCATAACGCTGCTATAGGTGCTGAAACCTTATATTATAACACCACAGGAACAGGTAATACTGCTGTTGGCTTCTTTGCTTTAGGAATTAATACAACAGGAAATTCTAACACTGCTGTAGGATTTGGTGCGTTAGATGCTAACGAAACAGCTTCTAATAACACTTGTATGGGTTATTTAGCTCTATCAGCAAACACGACTGGTTCACAGAATGTAGCTATCGGAGCAAATGCTTTAGATGCTAGTACTAATTCAGATTGTGTTGCAGTCGGATATAACGCATTAACAAGTTGTACTACTAACCATAATACAGGTATTGGTTCAAAAGCTTTAGAAGATACAACATCAGGATCTTCTAACACTGCTGTTGGTTCTCTTTGTTTGACGGACCTAACTACTGGTATAGGTAACACTGCTGTTGGGATGTCTGCTTTAAGATACGGAACAACAGGATCAGGTAACGCAGGTTTTGGGACTGGTGCATTACAGAATAACACAGCTTCATACAATACTGGTATAGGATATCAAGCATTAAATGCAAACACAAGTGGAGCATCTAACGTAGCGGTAGGTTCTAACGCTTTAGATGCCTGTACAACTGGGCAACTTAATGTCGCTGTTGGTCATAATGCTTTAAGTGCTCTTACTACAGGAGAAAAAAATATAGGTATTGGTTATAATGCTGGAGTAGCAATTACAGATGCAGAAGACAACGTAGCAATTGGACAGCAAGCATTAGAAGCAAACACAACCGGTGTCAGAAATATAGCTATAGGTACAAGAGCTTTAGACCTAAATACATCCGCTTCTCATAATGTTGCTATAGGACACGAGGCACTAAAGACAAGTACAGGTGGAGATGCTAACGTAGCTGTTGGAGCTTATGCGCATATTCTTTAGGTGAAAATACAACAGCAGGTAAAAATACTGGTGTTGGTTATGCTGCTTTAGAAAAGAACACAACTGGAGGTGGTAATTCGGCTGTTGGTTATAAAGCTTTGCATTTAAACACAACTGGATCAGATAATACTGCTGTCGGTCAAGATGCCTTTTACTCTAATACTACAGGTAATGATAATACTTGTATTGGTAAAGATGCTTTATCAAACAATACAACTGGAAGCAACAATACTGGTTTAGGTTTCCAAGCATTAAAAGATAACACAACAGCATCTAACAACACTGCCGTTGGTTATGAGTCTCTTGAGGTAGCTACAACTGCGACTTCAAACACAGCTCTGGGTTCAAAGGCTGGAGTAGCTATAACATCTGGATCTAATAATGTTGTTATTGGTAAGGATGCTGGTTTAGCTATGACAACTGCCTACAGAAACACTATTGTTGGTTATGAAGCTGCTACTAGCTTAACAAATAGCCAAGAAAATGTTTGTGTTGGTAGTGATTCTGCTGATGAAATGACAACTGGTCGTTACAATACTTTTGTCGGTAACAACTCTGGTCACAACATGGAGACTGGACAACACAATGTATTTCTTGGTCATGCGACTTCTGCGTATGATGCTGATGCTGAGAAGCAAATCGTTATAGGTACTGATCTTACAAGTTTAGGTGATTGGTATATTACCTTGGGAAGAAATGGAGACGTAGTTAGCAACCAATTTAATAGTAATGCAACTTGGACTCGTAACTCTGATGAAAGAATGAAGAAGGATATACTAACAAATACAAGTCTTGGATTAGATTTTATTAATGAGTTAAGAACCGTTACTTATAAATGGAAAGCACCTTCAGAATTACCTAAGACGTTTTTAGGGTATAATGAAGCGGTTACTGAACCAAGTCATGCAAATAAAATGTATGGTTTTGTTGCACAAGAAGTTAAAGCAGCTTTAGATAAATGTAACATCACTGATTTTAACGGTTGGACTGAAAATAAAAACGGTGAGCAAGGTATTTCATATGAAATGTTTGTTATGCCATTAGTTAAAGCAGTACAAGAACTATCAGCAAAAGTCACAGCCCTCGAAGCAGGGTAAACTAAA